GGCTTAACCAGGTTTAGTATGGAGGACGCTCCTGCGAACAGCTTCTTTTTAGAATACTTATCAAGACCACCTACGGCAGAAATATTCTTTGAAGATGTTTTAATGGCATTAGTTTTTTACGGAATGCCGATACTCGCGGAGAATAATAAACCTAGATTATTATACTACTTAAGAAGGAGAGGGTATAGAGGGTTTAGTATGAATAGACCAGATAAAGTTTGGAATAAACTATCTGTAGCAGAAAAAGAAGTAGGTGGTATACCAAATTCTTCTGAAGATATAAAACAAGCTCACGCCGCCGCTATTGAGATGTACATACAAGATCATGTTGGTATGAAGCAAGATGGAACATTTGGAAACTTATATTTCAATGCTTTGTTAAATGATTGGAGTAAATTCGATATAAACAAAAGAACAAAGTTTGATGCATCTATAAGTTCTGGATTAGCCATTATGGCTAATAACAGACATTTGTACGCGCCAAACGTTAAGATTGAAAAACCAAAACTAAATATAAATATTTCCAAGTATACTAATACTGGAACTAATTCACAAATAATCAAATAATAAATATGGCAGAGTCTGGCATTAAAAGTTATTTTCCAAGTCAAACAGTAAGCGATGCTGAAAAGCTTAGCTATGATTATGGTTTGAAAGTAGGCAAAGCAATTGAAACAGAATGGTTCAACAATGATAGAAATATCAGTAAATATAAGTCAAATCAAAATAATTTTCATAATTTAAGATTGTACGCTAGAGGCGAACAATCCGTGCAAAAATATAAGGATGAGTTATCTATAAACGGTGATTTGTCCTATTTAAATTTAGACTGGACACCTGTTCCAATTATTCCTAAGTTTGTAGACATTGTAGTAAATGGTATTGCCGAAAGAACTTATGATATAAAAGCATTTTCACAATCACCAAACGGTGTTGAGAAACGAACTAAATATATGGAGGCTATCTTAAGTGATATGGAAATGCGAGAATTTAACGAAGAAGTTGAATCTAGGTTTGATATAGACATGAAAGAAAGCGATATTGCCAACGAAGATTTACCAGAATCTAGTGAGGAATTAGGTATACACATGCAACTTAATTACAAGCAAGCAGTTGAACTCGCTGAGGAACAAGCTCTAAGTGTTTTATTTGAAGGTAATAAATATGAGTTAACTAAAAAAAGATTTTACCAAGATTTGACTATCTGCGGTATTGGTGCTGTAAAAACAGGTTTTAATACTTCCGAAGGTGTCATTGTTGATTATGTTGATCCAGCAAATTTAGTGTATTCTCATACTGAATCTCCATATTTCGATGATATATACTATGTCGGCGAAGTAAAAACGATACCTGTCAACGAACTAGCAAAACAATTTCCTCATTTATCAGAGAGTGATCTTGAAGATATAATGAAAAACAAATCTAACAATAGATCTAATTACAATTCAACACACACATACGACAAAGAAGATAATAATACTATTCAAGTTTTATATTTTAATTATAAAACTTATATGAACGAGGTTTATAAAGTAAAAGAAACTGGAACTGGAGCTGATAAAATTATACCTAAAGATGATTCTTTTAATCCACCAAGCGATATGGAAGGTGGATATGGTAGAATGTTAAGATCTATAGAGTGTTTGTATGATGGAGCTATAATTCTTGGTACTGATAAATTGCTTAAATGGGAGATGGCTAAAAATATGATACGTCCTAAAAGTGATTTTACTAAAGTTAAAATGAACTATGCTATTGTTGCACCTAGAATGTACAACGGTAAAATTGATTCATTAGTAAGACGTATAACTGGTTTTGCTGACATGATTCAATTAACTCATTTAAAGTTACAACAAGTATTATCAAGAATGGTTCCAGATGGGGTTTATTTAGATGCTGATGGTTTAGCAGAAGTCGATTTAGGTAATGGAACAAATTACAATCCACAAGAAGCGTTAAACATGTTTTTCCAAACTGGTAGTATTATAGGTAGATCATTTACTAGCGAAGGCGATATGAATCCGGGTAAAGTACCTATTCAAGAAATAACATCTGGATCCGGTGGAAATAAAATGCAAGCCCTTATTGGTAATTACAATTATTATCTACAAATGATAAGAGATGTAACCGGTCTTAACGAGGCTAGAGATGGTAGTATGCCAGATAAAAATGCTTTAGTTGGAGTTCAAAAATTAGCAGCAGCAAATAGTAATACAGCTACTAGACATATATTACAAGCTGGTTTGTATTTAACAGCTGAAACAGCAGAATGTTTGTCTCTTAGAATATCTGACATTATAGAATACTCACCAACGAGAGATGCTTTTATTCAAGCTATAGGAGCTCATAACGTGGCAACTTTAGAAGAAATGTCAGAATTACATTTGTATGATTTTGGTATATTTATAGAATTACAACCAGATGAAGAGGAAAAAGCAGTATTAGAAAATAATATACAAATGGCTTTACAACAGCAAAGCATAGAACTTGAGGATGCTATTGACCTTAGAGAAATACGTAATATTAAATTAGCAAATTCATTACTTAAAATACGTAGAAAAAAGAAAGAGGCAAAAGACCGACAGTTACAAATGGAGAATATACAGGCCCAAACTCAATCTAATACACAAGCCGCTCAAGCCGCAGCACAAACAGAGGTTCAAAAGGAACAGGCTTTAGCACAAGGAAAAGCCCAATTTGAACAAATGAAAGCACAAATTGATTCTCAAAAAATGCAACAAGAGGCAGAGCTTAAAAAAGAGTTAATGGCTTTAGAATTCCAATACAACATGCAACTTAAAGGTGTCGAAGTTGGCGGTATGAAAGAAAGAGAAAAACAAAAAGAAGATCGTAAAGACGAAAGAACAAAGATACAAGCTACACAACAATCAGAAATGATTGAACAAAGAAAAAGTGGAAAACCACCTAAAAACTTTGAGTCCGCAGGTAATGATATACTAGGTGGAGGATTTAATTTAGGTGCGTTTGATCCTAGTTAGAATTATTAATTATTATTATATTATATTATGGAAGAAAAAGATGAACAAGTAGTTGAAGAAACTACACAGCAAAACCAACAAGATCCAGGTGATGAAAACGTGGTAAAAGTTGATGAAAGTAAATTTGAATCTGCAGGTGATGACAGTGTTATTAAAGTAGATTTAAGTAAACCAATAACACCAGAAAAAAATGAAACTAAAGAAGATAACGTTGACGACAGCGGAGTGGTTGCAGAGCCTGAAAATGCCGAGCCCACACAAGAACAAGAAGAAGTACAACCGGAAGCAGAAACACAAGAAGCTCCAGCGCTAGAAGAAATAACTGAAGATTCTACTGAGGAAGAAATTGCAGAAGTAGAAGAAAAAGTTGAAGAAGCCGTTGCCCAAGCAGAAGCTACTGGAAAACCATTACCAGAAAATATTCAAAAGTTAATGGATTTTATGGAAGAAACTGGTGGTGATTTAAATGACTATGTTAAACTTAATCAAGACTATAGCAAGTTAGATGATAATAATTTACTGTACGAATATTATAGACAAACAAAACCTCATTTAAATAATGAAGAAATTAACTTCCTTATGGAAGACTCGTTCTCTTACGACGAAGAAGAAGATGAAGAAAGAGATATACGAAGAAAAAAATTAGCGTTAAAAGAGCAAGTTGCCAACGCTAGGGCCCACCTGGACGGGCAAAAGTCCAAATACTATGAAGATATTAAA